TTTGTTTGCAATATCTACCCAGTTTTGTTTGACCCATTCTCTAAGTCCTCCACCTTTCGAGTAGTAAGTTCTCATTATGAGTTCTTTCCAACAGCGTCCCTATTCATTCCTCGAATACAAGCTCCACCGCCTTTGCCAAACATAGCACGAGGTTTAGTAGTCATCATTCCACCACCCATAGCTTTTTTTCTATTTTTCTTTTTGCCACCTGGTGTAACTTTACCTGAACATACTGCTGATGCATACATGTTCGCGTATGCAGACGGGTAAACTTTAAATTTACGCTTTGCTGCCGCTTTACCTCTTGGACATAGTTTTGCCATTATGCTAACCCCATTGCTTTTGTTCTTGGTGTATCTTTTTTAACTTTTTTCATCTGCATTTTTTTCTTTTTAGCAGCTAAAATTTTCTTTTTTAGTTCAGGTGGTAATTTATTTTGTTTACCAACTAAAGTAGGACCACCATTATTATAATAGTTTCTCATTATTTTTTCTTCTTCTTCATTGGTTTTTTAATTACACCTCTTGCAATTAAAATATCTTTTTTAGTTACTT